TCCTCCTGCGATCCCTTCTGATACTGTCATCAGCATTACGTCATCCTCCGTCATGTCCGCCACATCCGGGGAAGCGGGGATAACTTCATTCCCGTCCGGGCCAAAACGAACGCCTCCGGCAAGCCCTGCCGCTTTCTGCATCAGCACATCATCTTCAGGCTCTTCGTCAGCCTCGCGCCGGTTCAGCAGACTGAAATCCAGCGGATGCATATCCGGATCGCTGAAAAACAGGCTGAGCACGGTGTACGTCAGCCCGGAAAAGTGCATATCCAGCAGAACATCATGAAAATAATGGGTACTGTAAAAGCGGTGCCAGTCGGCATACTCCGTGGATGACATCCCGGCAAGCATGGCGCGCCAGTCGGGTCGCCCCATCTCACGCGCCAGTTTCAGGGCAAAACTCAGCTCACCGTCGAACACTTTCCCGCAGAAACAGGCTCTGCTGGCCCGGCGTCATCTGCCTGTTCAGGTGCATCATTCACAACAAACTCAGACATACCGGACAGACGCATTACCACATTTTCAGCCTGAGCAATTGCCTCTGTGGGCCAGGTGGTAAGCACTTCCTGCTCAATTTGTTTAACGGCTTCATTCATGGACGGCATCTTTGTCTTCTGCGGATGGCTATGCCACAGGGACATCGCCACCAGAAAAGCACCGGTTCTGACGAGATCTTCCACGCTCACCTGTCGATTGAGACTGGATCCCGCCTGTTCTGCCTGTCGTTTCAGCAGGGCGAGATGCTCAATTCGCTGCAGGGCTGACAGTTCAGAAAGCGTGACGCTCACACCGTTATATTCAAATGATTCGGTTTTCAGGAACATCGCTGACTCTCCGGATTAACTGGCGGTGACGGTGATTTCTGCAACCACAGCAAGTTCACCATTACCGGATACAACCGGAATGTTGACCTTGCCTGCAGCAACACCTTTCACGGTGATGGTCATACCACTGACCGACACGGTGGCTTTTGTTTTATCCGCAGACACCGCACGGAAGCTCTTGTCGGTTGCGCCTTCCGGCTGGAATGCCACGGTCAGCGTGGTGCTCTGCCCTTTCACCACCGAAGTGCTGGCAGGCGTCACGGTCATGCCGGTTGCCGCTGTTACCGTGCTGCGATCTTCTGCCATCGACGGACGTCCCACGTTGGTGACTTTCACCGTGCGGGTGATCACTTCCTTCGCCGTCACCGCCTTACCGATACTGCTGACCCAGCCGCGGAACACATCGACCGTGCCGTTCGGGAAGCGGATTTTATAGGCACGGGTATCCCCTTTATTAAACCACGCCAGCAGCACCTGCTGCCCCTGCTCTCCGGGCATCCACGCCAGCGTGAAGCTGGTATCTCCGGCAGATTTCTGCCCCTGCCCGGTCGCAGTCCAGTCCGCATCTTCATCATCGAGATAGCTGTCGTCATAGGACTCAGCGGTCAGTTCGCCGGGCGTCAGGTCTTTAACTTTAGCCAGACGCGACCAGTCAACGTCTGAAAGCGGGTTCGCATAAGGGTCACCGCTCCCCTTATAAACCCACAGGGTGGTCCCGGCACCTTTCACCGGCATTACAGGATTTGGTACAGGCATAGCGTCCTCACATTTCATAGGTAATGACATACGTCAGATCGGCAGAACTCCACAGGCCCGCATCATCGTCGCGCCGGTAGTCATAGCCACTGGCCACCATACTGGTGATCAAATCTGACAGTGCCGGGATATCGCTCATCACCGGATAAATCCGGGACTCCATCCACGCATCCAGCTCTGAATCCGGCACCTGAGCAGGCAGGAAAACTTCAATATGCAGCTCCGCCTGCCAGGTATCGCTGTCCAGCTCTTCGCCCGTGTATTCAGCGCCGGTGAGATAAACGGCAACTGCCGGAAAATCCGCCTCATCAAAAACAGCGGGGCGACCATCAAAAAACGTCGCCCCGGTGTCATGCTTCTCCAGTGCATCCAGTACGGCTGCACGGAGTTCAGTATGTTTCATCGCTTTATTACCATCCTCAGTTGATGCTGCAGCGCATAGCCCAGCTCTTTCGGAAGACGTTCACGCCGTATCCGCTCAATATTTTGTTTAAACGCCGTGGTCAGCGGCACCGCCATCGGGATTTTCACCACATCAATGGGGTAACGGTTTTTCCCGGCCACACGCTGCATGACATGCCACCGGCCATTTTTCAGTTGCTGAATAAACGCGCCGGGAATACGACGGTTACCCACCACAAGCACGCTGCCGCCACCTTTCAGGGATGAACGCTGCCCCTTTTTACGACGCCTGCGGCGCGAAAGGACAACCCGCGCATTACCCAGCTTGATTACGGGCAAATCCCCCCGGTTAACTTTGATTCTGGCCTGCGGATTTTTGACCGTGGCCCTTTTCAGCCTGGCCCTTTCCTTTACCAGTTTCCGGCGTACCTTTGTCTCACGGGCAACCTGTGACGCCGACTGCGATATCGCGGATGAAGCAACGCGGTTAATGGCCATTGCGGCGGCACCGGGCACCGCCGTTCTGCTGATACGGCTGAGGTTTTCAACGGCCTGCTCAAGACCTTTTATGGCCATACATCCCCCTTTCAGCGGCGACGGTTAACGGCAGGCGGTACGCCCCGCCCAAGCCAGAGATGACAGCTTCCGCCATCATCCGGCGAAATCCGGTCTATCCAGAAGTTTTCCTCACCGATGGTCAGCGTGTCGCCGCGCCGCAGCTGCCGCACATCATCAGTCCGGACAAACAGGGACGGGCTGGAGCCTTCAACGCGCACGCCCTGTCCGGCATAGCTGATATTTTCAGGGTCATCAAAAACACCACGTATCACAGCACCGGACTGCTCACCGGATGTCATGGTGGCTGACGTTCCCATGTACCCGCGTATCGTTTCATCGGCGCAGGCAATGGCAGCATCGAACAGGTTATCGAAATCAGCCACAGCGCCTCCCGTTATTGCATTCTGGCCAGGCCGCGCTCTGTCATTTCAGCTGCCACACCGGCAGAGACACGGAACGCCGTTCCCGGCAGCACAAATGCCACAGCCTCATCCCGCGTGGCGTGAAGTGCATCAGTATGCAGCGTCACCAGTGCCACAACCGTGACCAGATCAGCCGTATCAGTCACGGTATCCGGCTGCGCTGATACCACCTCATTTTCATGTCCGGTCAGCACATTTTCCGGGCTGAGGGGGGTATCCTGACCGGCAGTTTCATCCGTGTCATCAAGCTCCTCTTCCAGCTCTGCCACACGGAGCGCCAGTTCTTCTTTCGTCCCCGTCAGGCTGATATCACGGTTCAGTTGTTCACCCAGCGAGCGGAGACGGGCAATCAGTTCATCTTTCGTCATGGACTCCTCCACAGAGAAACAATGGCCCCGAAGGGCCATGATTACGCCAGTTGTACAGACACGAACTCATCAGGGTCAGCCAGCAGCATCAGCGGTGCTGACTGAATCATGGTGAACTCACGCGCCGGATCGCCGGTGGTCACCCAGTTTTTCGGGTAACGGGCAGAGGCGTTAATGCCTTCGCGCTGTGCGTCCGCATCCTGAATGCAGCCATAGGTGCGCAGACCGCGAGCCTGAGTGTTCCCCAGCACCATCGTGTTGTCCGGCAGGAAGTTCTTTTTGACGCCGTTTTCCACGTACTGTCCTGAATACACGACGATGGCCACATCGCCATACATTCCCTTATAGGACACCGCTTTGCCCAGGTCTTTTACCGCTGTCTCCAGCTCGGAATGAGAGCCGCGACGGGTATCCAGCTTCTCCCTGACGGCTTTGAAGGAACGGAACAGCGCCCAGCCTTTCGGGTCAAACACGATGATATTCACCACACCGCTGGCGTTCAGCGCGTAGGCTTCGATATCGTCGGTCGGGTCATACGTGGACTTGTCACGCTTGCTCCACTCCGTGACGCCGGACTGTGTGATGTTGTTCGCCGCACTGCGGCCCATATCCACCTCAACCGGATCGAAGGCTTCACCGGTCATGGTGTATTTGCCCTTGAGCACGGCAGAAACTGCCTGCATCTCTTCGACCTGAGCAATGGCCAGCTCTTCGTCACGCATGTTCTGCATGATGATGCGACGGCGGCGGTAAGCCGGGTCCGCCAGATTCTGCGGATCTTCATCCGGCAGGCGACGCAGGGTCATCTGCGGATTCACTTCATGCTTCGGCTTGACATATCCCGGCGTAAATTCAGAGGTGGAGCCGCCACGGGAACGGATAACCTCACCGGAAACAATCGGCGAAACGTACAGCGCCATGTTTACCAGTCCCGGAATTTGTGAGAGATAGACTTTCTCCGTAGTGAAGGGATAGCTCTCACGGAAAAAGAGACGCAGAAACAGCGGATCAAACTTAAATTTCTGCTCATTTGCCGCCAGCAGCTGGGCGGTTGTGTACATCGACATAAAAAAATCCCGTAAAAAAAGCCGCACAGGCGGCCTTTAGTGATGAAGGGTCAGGTTAAACGATGCTGATTGCCGTTCCGGCAAACGCGGTCCGTTTTTTCGCCTCGTCGCTGGCAGCCTCCGGCCAGAGCACATCCTCATAACGGAACGTGCCGGACTTGTAGAACGTCAGCGTGGTGCTGGTCTGGTCAGCAGCAACAGCAAGAATGCCAACGGCAGCACCGTCGGTGGTGCCATCCCACGCAACCAGCTTACGGGTGGAGGTATCCGGCATCAACGGAGTCATTGCTGGCGTTTTCTTACTCAATCCGCCGGGCGCGGTTGCGGTATGAGCCGGGTCACTGTTGCCCAGCGGCTGGTAATGGGTAAAGGTTTCTTTGCTCGTCATAAACATCCCTTACACTGGTGTGTTCAGCAAATCGTTAACGGCATCAGATGCCGGGTTACCTGCAGCCAGCGGTGCCGGTGCCCCCTGCATCAGACGATCCAGCGCAGTGTCACTGCGCGCCTGTGCACTCTGTGGTGCTGCGGCCAGAATACGGCGGGCCGTTTCCACGGTCATACCGGGGGTTTCGGCCAGCACGCATGCCTGTTCTTCGCGTCCGTGAGCCTCCTCACAGTTGAGGATCCCCATAATGCGACTGTTTTCTGCCGCAACCGCTGCGGTGATCTGCGCGTTCACGTCCGGCTGCGCAGCGCTGGCGTTCTCGCCCTCCGTCGCTTGCACCACGCCAGTAACGTCAGCCTGCGAAGCAGTGGCTGAAACAGTTGTTGATTGAGTCTCTTTGGTCATTCGCCCTCCTGAGAGACGGGATTTACGTGCATCCAGTGCATCACGCATGACGGTGATCGCATCGGTACTGTTCACAAGTTCATCAGCCAGTCCGACATCAATGGCCTCCTGACCGCTGTACACTGCAGCCTCGGTATCCAGCACAGCCTGCACGGACAGGCCGGTATATGCCGACACCTTCTGTGCAAACATCCGGCGGGTTGCATCCATCCGGGACTGCAGTGTTTCCCGGACATCATCCGGTAGATGGCTGTAGGGGTTGCCATCCACCTTATGGCTGCCGCTGTAAATCAGCGTGATTTCCACGCCCTGTTTCTCCAGCGCAGCACCGTAATTACTGTGAGCCATCATGACGCCGATGGAGCCTGTCCGGGCGGTCTGCGTGACCAGACGCCGGGAGGCGGCGCTGGCAAGCAGCTGACCTGCACTGCAGTTCATGTCGTTGGCCAGCGCCCATACCGGTTTTATGTCTCGCACACGGGCGATGATGTCAGCACAGTCAAATGCTCCCGCCACCATCCCGCCCGGTGTGTCCATATCCAGCAGAATGCCGTCCACCATCGGATCGCTGGCAGCCTGTTGCAGACGGGCGATAATGCCGTTGTAACCGGTCATTCCCGAATACGGCTGCAGCGCCCGCGTCCGGCTGACCAGCGTGCCGGAAACCGGCAGCACGGCGATGCCGTTCATGACCTGATAACTGCGGGCCTGTCGTGGTCCGTCATCATCACCGGATAACGCCAGCGCCGCGGGTGTCTCCGGGGCAGTCAGGCTGTCGCCGGACACCGCATCCGTCAGGCGGCTGATCCCAAGCTGGCCTGCTAGCGCACAAAAGAAAACCCGCGCATAGGCGGGTTCAAGCATCAGCGGCTCATTAAAAGCCATGCTGGCAATATGCGGGAGATTACGCAGCTCTGCCGTCACTCTTCTCCTCCTCTGTTGATTGTCGCAGTCCGGATTCAAATGCCGCAGCCGCCCAGGCGGGCGGTTTAAGACCGGCTGCACGGCGCTCCATCGTTTCACGGACCTGCTGGGCAAAAATTTCCTGATAGTCGTCACCGCGTTTTGCGCACTCTTTCTCGTAGGTACTCAGTCCGGCTTCTATCAGCATCACCGCTTCCTGTACTTCTTTCAGACCATCGATGGCCATACGACCGGAGCCTATCCAGTCACAGTTCCCCCAGGCGCTGCGGGCTTCCTGAAAGCTGAAGCGCGCTTTTGAAGGTAACGTCACCACGCGGCGAACGATGGCCTCTTCCAGCCAGCACAGAAACATCTGGCTCGCCTGACGGGATGCGACGAATTTTCGCCGCCCCATAAAGTGCGCCCACGACTCGTTCGCGCTGGCCCGTGCCGTGGAGTAGCTCATCTGGGCGTAATTCCGGGAAAGCTGCTCATACGAGACACCCAGCCCGGCAGCGATATACCGCAGCAGTGACTGCTCAAACACGGAGTAGCCGTTATCCGTGTCCTGAGCCGTCTGCAGGTTCAGTGAGTCCCCCGGCATCAGGTGAGGCACTTTTGCGCCTCCCAGCCGGACCGGTGCTGCGGCGTAATACGCGGCAATTTCACCAATCCAGCCGGTCAGCCTGTCCCGCTGATCCTGACTGTTCGCGCCCAGAATAAAATCCATCGCTGACTGTGTATCCAGCTCACTTTCAATGGTGGCGGCATACATCGCCTTCACAATGGCGCTCTGCAGCTGCGTGTTCTGCAGCGTGTCGAGCATCTTCATCTGCTCCATCACGCTGTAAAACACATTTGCACCGCGTGTCTGCCCGTCCTCCACGGGTTCAAAAACGTGAATGAGCGAGGCGCGCCCGCCGGGTAACTCACGGGGTATCCATGTCCATTTCTGCGGCATCCAGCCAGGATAGCCGTCTTCGCTGACGTAATATCCCAGCGCCGCACCGCTGTCATTAATCTGCACACCGGCACGGCAGTTCCGGCTGTCGCCGGTATTGTTCGGGTTGCTGATGCGCTTCGGGCTGACCATCCGGAACTGTGTCCGGAAAAGCCGCGAGGGACCGGTATCCCAGGTGGCCTGAACGAACAGTTCACCGTTAAAGGCGTGCATGGCCACACCTTCCCGAATCATCATGGTAAACGTGCGTTTTCGCTCAACGTCAATGCAGCAGCAGTCATCCTCGGCAAACTCTTTCCATGCCGCTTCAACCTCGCGGGAAAAGGCACGGGCTTCTTCCTCCCCGATGCCCAGATAGCGCCAGCTTGGGCGATGACTGAGCCGGAAAAAAGACCCGACGATATGATCCTGATGCAGCTGGATGGCGTTGGCGGCATAGCCGTTATTGCGTACCAGATCGTCTGCGCGGGCATTGCCACGGGTAAAGTTGGGCAGCAGGGCTGCATCCACACTTTCACTCGGTGGGTTCCACGCCCGCAACTGCCCACCAAATCCGCTGCCACCGCCGTGATAACCGGCATATTCGCGCAGCGATGTCATGCCGTCCGGCCCCAGAAGGGTGGGAATGGTGGACGTTTTCATACATAAAATCCTGCAGGTCCCCTGCGTCGCTGTGTCATGCCGGTCTGCACTTCCAGCTCCGCAATGTATTTTTTCAGGTCAGACACGGAAGTGGCCGTAAACTCCACTCTCCGTCCGTCTTTCTGTACCGTTGCCACCCGTTTTCCTGTCATCAGGTCATGCAGTGCCGCACGGGCAGCGGCAAGTTCTTCCTGTCGCGTCATTCATCCTCTCCGGATAAGGCACGGGCGTAATCTGCCAGTGTTTTCTTGTTGGTTGCTGCACCATCCTCTTCCTGCAGGCTCGCCAGCAGCGCACTGAGATCCAGCTGCCAGCGGGAAATACTGATGCGCAGCGCCGCCAGCGCATAAACGAAGCAGTCGAGCGCCTCATTGCGTCGCTTTTTGCTGTCCCACAGTATTTTTTTCCTGCCATCCACCCATTTTTCGACCTGCTCTTCAGCAGTCAGCTGCTGCGCTTCGGTCAGATCAAAAATATCCGGGTTATTCGGGAAGTGAACGGCACCGGGAAGCGGTTCATCCCCTTCCGGCGTCAGTGTGAAGCGGTTATAAATCTGCTCTTTCGCGGTATCCGTACCGATTTCGGTAAGGTAAACCCCGTTTTTGTTTCGCTTACGAGGCATGCTGGCCACCGGCTTACCGTAGACGGATGCCCCTTTAATGGGGATCACCCGGAACAGCCCATGCTTTTTCGAGCGTTCATACACAATGGTCGGGTCAATCCCGCCAGTATCCCAGCAGATACGGGATATCGACATTTCTGCACCATTCCGGCGGGTATAGGTTTTATTGATGGCCTCATCCACACGCAGCAGCGTCTGTTCATCGTCGTGGCGGCCCATAATAATCTGCCGGTCAATCAGCCAGCTTTCCTCACCCGGCCCCCATCCCCATACGCGCATTTCGTAGCGATCCAGCTGGGAGTCGATACCGGCGGTCAGGTAAGCCACACGGTCAGGAACGGGCGCTGAATAATGCTCTTTCCGCTCTGCCATCACTTCAGCATCCGGACGTTCGCCAATTTTCGCCTCCCACGTCTCACCGAGCGTGGTGTTTACGAAGGTTTTACGTTTTCCCGTATCCCCTTTCGTTTTCATCCAGTCTTTGACAATCTGCACCCAGGTGGTGAACGGGCTGTACGCCGTCCAGATGTGAAAGGTCACACTGTCAGGTGGCTCAATCTCTTCACCGGATGACGAAAACCAGAGAATGCCATCACGGGTCCAGATCCCGGTCTTTTCGCAGATATAACGGGCATCAGTAAAGTCCAGCTCCTGCTGGCGGATGACGCAGGCATTATGCTCGCAGAGATAAAACACGCTGGAGGGGTCATCCGGCGTCCATTTGAGGCCAAACGGCGTCTCTTTATCGCCAAATTTAAGATACTGCTCCTCCCCGCAATGCGGGCAGGCAACATGAAAACGCATAAAATGCGGGGATTCACTGGCTGCACGCTCAATCTGACAGGTGCCTCTCACTTTTGGCGTGGAGCCACGGATGGACTTTGGCCAGACCGAGCCTTCAATACGCTTGTCACCCAGGAACGTCGGAGAGCCTTCCTGTTCAATATCATCATCAAAAGCAGCAAGTTCATCATAACCCGCCACATCCACCGACTTTTCACGGTAGTTTTTTGCCGCTTTACCGCCCAGGCACCAGAAGCCACGCCCATTAGTGAAACGCTTCATGGTGAGCGTGTTATCCCGGTGCTTTTTGCCATACCACGGGGCCAGCGCCAGCAGCGACGGAATATCACGAATAGTCGGCTCAACGTGGGTTTTCATAAAGTTCTCGGCATCACCATCCGTCGGCAACCAGATAAGGGTGTTGCGCTGCTTATGCTCTATAAAGTAGGCATAAACACCCAGCAGCATTTTGGAATAACCGACACGGGCAGACTTCACCACATTCACCTCACGGATGTAGTCGCTGCCCATCGCATTCATGATGGCCCGCTGAAAGGGCAGTGTTTCCCAGCGCCCTTCCTGGTATGCGGATTCTTTCGGGAGATAGTAATTAGCATCCGCCCATTCAACGGCGGTCTGTGGCTCCGGCCTGAACAGTGAGCGAAGCCCGGCGCGGACAAAATGCCGCAGCCTGTTAACCTGACTGTTCGATATATTCACTCAGCAACCCCGGTATCAGTTCATCCAGCGCGGCTGCTTTGTTCATGGCTTTGATGATATCCCGTTTCAGGAAATCAACATGTCGGTTTTCCAGTTCCGGAAAACGCCGCTGCACCGACAGGGGGAGCCCGTCGAGAATACTGGCAATTTCACCTGCGATCCGCGACAACACGAAAGTACAGAATGCGGTTTCCACCACTTCAGCGGAGTCTCTGGCATTCTTCAGTTCCTGTGCGTCGGCCTGCGCACGCGTAAGTCGATGGCGTTCGTACTCAATAGTCCCTGGCTGGAGATCTGCCTCGCTGGCCTGCCGCAGTTCTTCAACCTCCCGGCGCAGCTTTTCGTTCTCAATTTCAGCATCCCTTTCGGCATACCATTTTATGACGGCGGCAGAGTCATAAAGCACCTCATTACCCTTGCCACCGCCTCGCAGAACGGGCATTCCCTGTTCCTGCCAGTTCTGAATGGTACGGATACTCGCACCGAAAATGTCAGCCAGCTGCTTTTTGTTGACTTCCATTGTTCATTCCACGGACAAAAACAGAGAAAGGAAACGACAGAGGCCAAAAAGCTCGCTTTCAGCATCTGTCGTTTCCTTTCTTTTCAGAGGGTATTTTAAATAAAAACATTAAGTTATGACGAAGAAGAACGGAAACGCCTTAAACCGGAAATTTTTCATAAATAGCGAAAACCCGCGAGGTCGCCGCCCCGTAACCTGTCGGATCACCGGAAAGGACCCGCAAAATGATAATAATTATCATCTGCATGTCACAACGTGCATCTACGCCATCAAACCACGTCAAATAATCAATTATGACGCAGGTATCGTATTAATTGATCTGCATCAACTTAACGTAAAAACAACTTCAGACAATACAAATCAGCGACACTGAATACGGGACAACCTCATGTCAACGAAGAACAGAACCCGCAGAACAACAACCCGCAACATCCGCTTTCCTAACCAAATGATTGAACAAATTAACATCGCTCTTGATCAAAAAGGGTCCGGGAATTTCTCAGCCTGGGTCATTGAAGCCTGCCGCCGGAGACTGTGCTCAGAAAAAAGAGTTTCTCCTGAAGCAAACAAAGAAAAGAGTGACATTACTGAATTGCTCAGAAAACAGATCAGACCAGATTGAAGCAATTTAGATAATCGTGCAGACTACGCCCCCTCATATCACATGGAAGGTACTACAATGGCTCAGGTTGCCATTTTTAAACAAATATTCGATAAAGTGCGAAATAATTTAAACTATCACTGGTTTTATTCTGAACTAAAACGTCACAATGTCTCACATTACATTTACTATTTAGCCACAGAGAATATTCATCTTGTTCTTGAAAACGATAATACGGTTTTAATAAAAGGACAGGGTAAGGTTGTAAATGTAAGATTTTCAAAAAATAAATGCCTTATAGAAGCCACCTTAAAAGGATTCAAATCAGGAGAGTTATCATTTTACGAATACAGGAAAAATCTTGCTACAGCAGGGGTTTTCAGATGGATTACAAATATCCACGAAAACAAAAGGTATTACTATACCTTTGATAATTCATTACTCTTTACTGAGAACATTCAGAACACTACACAAATATTTCCGCACTAAATCATAACGTCCGGTTTCTTCCGTGCCAGAACCGGACTCGCTGGCATGATGAAATATGTGTACCCGGTAACCCCGGTGTGCATCGTTTTTGATTATTCCCCCACACTTGTGCAGAAGGAGTTCCCCGTCAGGCTACAGTCATAATTAATGCAAGAGTACAGCGACGATACAGCGCACAGAAATAAATCAGGTATCCATTGACTTCACAAAGACGGTGCATAGCATCGACAGGAGTAATTGCGTAAATTGAACTCTTGGCACACTTTAGCCACCGGCGAATCTTCAGCGGATTATCCTTGGCCGGTTTTTATCTGAGGCATTGCTCTCGAATGTATAGCTGTGCCCCTTCAAGTTGTTTTTGCATTATTATCAGCCGCGCTCTGAGGGTGAAATAATCCCGTTCAGCGGTGTCTGCCAGTCGGGGGGAGGCTGCATTATCCACGCCGGAGGCGGTGGTGGCTTCACGCACTGACTGACAGACTGCTTTGATGTGCAACCGACGACGACCAGCGGCAACATCATCACGCAGAGCATCATTTTCAGCTTTCGCATCAGCTAACTCCTTCGTGTATTTTGCATCGAGCGCAGCAACATCACGCTGGCGCTGCTGCATGTCAGTAATGGTGGCGATCGCCTGCTTCAGTTCACTGACTTTTTTATCGCGCTGCTCTTTGTAGGTCATGGCGTTATCACGGTAATGATTAGCAGCCCATGACAGGCAGACGATGATGCAGATAACCAGAACGGAGATAATCGCGGTTACCCTGCTCATTGTTGCCCCCACAAACAGACCTCACGCTCAATCTCACGACGAGTCATCAGGCCTTTCCATTGCTTACCGCCAGCGTATGCCCAGCGACGTAGCTGGTCACATGCGCCCTTGATATCGCCCTGGTTTATTTTGCGAAGAAGAGTAGATGTTCTGAAATTGCCTGCGCCCACGTTATAGACGAACGAGTAAAGAGCGCCGCGCGTTGTTTCCGGTATATCGACTTTGATGTACGGGTTAATTTGTCTGGCTACCGTGGCAAGGTCTTTATTCAAGAGTGCTTTGCATTCTGCTTCGGTATACGTTTTACCGGGAATGATGTCTTTTCCTGTATGCCCGTGACATACAGTCCATACGCCAACGATATCTTTGTATGGTATGTAGCTGACACCTTCCAGGCCATCGTCACCACTTGGGCCAGTGATTAACACTGATGCTATAGCAATTGCTCCGCCACCAATAGCAGCAGCAACTGCTTTTCGTAATGATGGAGGCATTATTCACCTCTCGCAGCCTTGCGCTTATCTTCTTTAATCTTGAAATAAAGGTTTGTCAGGTACGTCAGCAGGCCAAATACCAGACTACCCAGCACACCTATTGCCGCCCACTGTGAGGGCGTGACTTTATCGAGCAACTGTAAAAACCAGTACCCGGCACTACCTGCTGAGGTGCCATAGGCGACACCCGTTGTTAACTTATCCATGGATTTCATAACCCCACCTCGCAGATGCGGGCGCTGTGTAATGGAAATAAAAAGGCCACCTGACGTGGCCACCAGATTATTTCCCCACCAGCTCGTTTATCTCTTTCACTGTCTGGTTAAACCGCTCTGACTCAAGCTCAACACCTAAGGCCCGACGCCCCAGCGCCATTGCTGCTTTTATTGTGGAACCGGATCCCATAAAAAAATCAGCAACCAGATCACCAGGTCGACTACTGGCATTGATTATTTGCCTGAGCATATCCGCCGGTTTCTCACACGGATGTTTACCCGGGTAGAACTGAACGGGTTTATGCATCCAGACATCGGTATAAGGCACGGAGACTGATACGGAGAAATAGCGCCGGAGAGATTTAAACTCATCCAGCAATTCAGAATATTTGCGATTCAGTGAATCATAAGATGCCACCAGCTGGTGGTGTGGTTGTTCCAGTTGTTGTTCCTGAAACTTCTCTGCCGCTATACGGGAAAACAGTGCCTGTAACTTCCGGTAGTCAGCCTCATTCGGCAACTGCCACTGACTGGCACCAAACCAGTGGGAAACCATATTTTTCTTACCTGTGGCTTCGGCAATTTGTTTTGCCGTTATACCCAGTTCGGCACGAGCATCCCTGAAATACGATATCAGCGGTGCCATTATGTGCTGTTTGAGTTCCCTTTCTTTTGCCGCATAGCCGTCACTTTTGCCGCGATATGGCCCCTGGTAATGTTCAGCAAACAGAACGCGCTCTGTGGCAGGAAAATATGCGCGCAGACTTTCTTTATTACACCCATTCCAACGTCCGGACGGCTTCGCCCAGATGATATGGTTAAGCACGTTGAAACGTTCACGCATCATGATCTCAATATCAGATGCCAGGCGATGCCCACAGAACAGGTAAAGGCTTCCGGCAGGCTTTAACACCCGCCAGAACTGGGCCAGACAGTGGTCCAGCCACTTAAGGTAATCTTCGTCCCCTTTCCACTGATTGTCCCAGCCGTTGGGTTTCACCTTGAAGTACGGCGGATCGGTAACAATCAGGTCAATGGAATCATCAGGCAGGGACTGAATAAAATGCAGGCAATCAGCGTTGATTAAATCAACACTGTTTATTTTTACAGTATTTTTCATGGATCAGTAAGCGTAACTCTGGTAGGCTCACTCTGCTTTTGCGCTAAAGCAGTGGGCCGTGGTTCGCTTGTGACCAGTAAGCATGAGCGAATGGCTGGCAGGTGCTACCAACACCCACCAGCCGCCCATTTTCACAGCAGGAAACCGCCATTACTGGCAGCGTCTGAATTTATTCCCGTACCCGCCGTTATCCTTCGCCAGACCCGCCAGAACTAACTGAGTCAGTATTAACTGGCACCGGGCTTCGCTTACTCCGGTAGTTCTCGTCATCATGCGTGGCGTTACCCACTTGTCAGCAGGTAAGAAATGAAGGACTGCGGCGGCGGTTTCTGTCATATCTTGCTGTTTTAGCATGTCTTTTTCCCTTCTGGTTAACATGACATACCAATAACTCTTGTCTAAAAAGCCAGCAAGATAAAAAGTCAGTATTCACGACCACCAGCGTGTTTACTGTACTGCACCAAGTTTACAGGTACAAAAAAACCGCTCAGCGGCGGGTTTAAGTTGTGTGGCGAAGTAACCACTCTTAACACGATACAATAGTTTTTGCGTACGCGTTAGTGGTTATGTAAACTTTCTCCATATAAAAACAGCAAAGAAGCGGATATTTTGAAATGGCTACACTGGACGCATTCAGTAGAGTAATAACTCATCATACTATTACGATCGATACACAATACCGTACACAGAAAATTGATGATAGCATCAGATCGAACTGTGTTTGCCCGGTACCAACAATGCGTGAACTTGCTTCTAAAATAGTACGTTGTAAAGCAATGATGCACAGTTATGAAAAAGGAGACTTAGTTTTAACTTTGCAAGATGTAATCTTCTTATCAAACAGAGCCGATAAAAAACCCAGCCATCTTGGTCTTTTAATTAATGCTGTAGATAAAAATGGAAGCACTACTGTGTTAAAAAACATTAATACAGATGTTCGTACCGAAATATCACCAAAACATGAGGAAGGTGAAGGTTACGAAGTTTCTTCTCATATGATTATTTCTCTAGACGGAAATATGCGAACCTATGACATGAGTTTTATGCCAATACCAGGAGTTTCCACAGCAAAAATAAATGGTTTCCTGAATAAAGTTCTCTTTAACGTAGCCAAAGATAATGAAGATATCTTTTCATGTAACACTTTAACAAATGAAGTATCAAGTTTAACAAAGAAAAAAATAAAAGTATTATACAAGCCAGTCTTTGATATATCTGGAAAGTTAGATGAAGATTTGTTCAATAAAATAAATAAAGAAGGACTTTCTGATGTCGTTTTGGTAAAGAATGAATACAGAACTATTAATGCGCCAGATGTTAACGCGGCTATTATTCCTAAAGAAAGTACTTTACGCTTAGTACCAAACCATGGCCCCAACAATGTCCTTGGATGGATAAAATCTGTCTCAAACTTCTTTAAAGAAGATAAAAATGGAGGTTATGACTTAATAAAAATAAAATTCAAAGAGCCAGAGACAGGATTCACAAGACAAGTTGACCTTCAAACTTCAAATGTAAGGCTCGATGGGCTGGAAAAAACATTTATCAAAAAGAGTGTAATAAATGGTTTTTCTTCGCGCTTAAAGGATTCTTATGATAGTATTAACATGGAGTTTGTGAATAAGATTATCGAGGTCATGTGAGGCTAATATGATTAGTATATTTTCACATTTATTTAGACCGTTTGGTTACCTTTTCATTAAGGGAATTAGTGGTAAGTGCGCATACGATTTTTATGCACCTGCCGGGCTTGCTGTGATTTCTTTTTTTTACTTTTATTTATTTAAAATACCCACATCAGACCTACTAAAAGATGGCGGCTTTATTAAGTCTATATCTGGATTTGTATCAAATCTGCCAGGTTTTTATATAGCAGCTCTTGCAGCAATAGCCACTTTCAACAGAGAACAAATTGACTACCCTCTGATAGGAACTAATGGCACGCCTTTTATTAAAATTACACGAACAAAAGAAAATGGTAGAATTGTTGACACTCAAGAGAAACTTACCAGAAGATTATTTCTGTGCATGTTATTTTCATTTTTAACTGCCCTCAGCATATGCATAGTGATTTTCAACGCTTTTATCACACCACTAATAAACATACTGAATAATGATATAGCAAACTGGTGCTATATCATTATCTTTTTATTCCTTACATGGCAAATGCTTGTTTCAACATTTTTTGGACTATACTATCTTGGTGATAGGATTCACATTAATTAACTACCATAATGGGGTTTATAGTTATTATTACACCGCTGATAAACCCCATGGCAGTCTGCAATTCCTTCCTAATTGTGCCATCTGAACATCTTCTCTTCTTGGCAATAGTGCGTAATGAGATACCAATAACAAAGTGAGCTATGATCAGCTCATATTCCTCTGGTTTATACTTTCGCAACCGAGCCACACAACCGTCTATCATGATGCCTTCATCATCATCACACTGGAGACGTGACTTTTTACCGTGTGGTAAAAGTCCCTTGAAACCAGCCGCTATCGGCTGCCAGTCCACACCACTATTTTCTGCTGCAGCCCATGCTCCCCAGCGGTCCAATACTTCATACATATCACGCATCAACTTTCTCCACAAAATCAGGCCAGCACGCCAATTGCCAGCGCACGATCGATAAAACGAAATATCAGCTCCAGCTGGGAGCCATACTTCTCTTCAAATGCCACGGTATCCGCATGCAGCTCGTCGTGATGCTTTCTGCACAAAGGCAACACAAAAAGGTCATGCGCTTTTGTTCCCATTCCACCCTGACCGTGACCTATCAGGTGGTGGGGATCATCAGCGGGCTTTCCACAACATGCACACGGCTGTGTCTTAACCCAGCGCGTGTACTTTTCATTAACCCAGCGGCGACGTTTTGGGCGTAACATAAAAGACTCCGGCGACTCCGGATCCACTTTCAGCGCCAGCACCTTTTTCGCCTTATCCTGGATGATGCTGGTGGCAGGAACCGAAGGCACAAGGTCACTTTCCCGGGTGACAGACGGCACAACAGGCTTCGGTAATCTCAGTGCCTTACGGGCTGCACTTTCCGGTAAGGCATCCGCCAGGTCATTACGAATCAGCCACCAGCACAGTTCCGGCATTGTCACAACGTGACTGTCATCAAAACCGAGATCCCGACGCACAACAGACAACACCCAGCGGGCACAGTTATCCGTTGCCATTGATTCCAGCCGTTCCGTGAACTGATCGCGCAGCTGGTTATCGCAGTGCCAGCACAGACGAATTGCTCCCGGCGCGTGTCGCATTGTGGTCATGTTCTCGCTGTGCCAGTCGGAATGAGGCCACTGGCAACCTTTTTCACGAAGTAACCAGCGTTCAAGACATTCCACTCCACCAGCACGACGAATCACTGCCTCATTGCGGAACACGGCCCGAACGGCAGGATCATCCGCCAGCGGTTGTGATGCAGCCGGAACGGCACCACTGGCGAAAGATGAATAACGTTCCGGCTCAGGCTCCAGCAGGACACGCCCCTGCATAAACAGGGGCATCAGTTCTGAACCTGGCCTGAACAATACGATCCCCATAAGCGGGGCAATTTCAGGGGTCAGTAGCGCTCTCACGGTCACCTCAATGAACGGTATCGAGCAGCTTTAACAGCTCAGGGAATCGGGATTCGAAGAAATGCGGCTGCGTCTCGCGCGGATTTGCGGGACTGGTGATGTTCTTGCCGAACATGCAGCCTTTCGCTGTCAGCGACCAGAATTTTTTGATGTTGTTAATCGCGGTACGGCTGTATCGTTCGCGCTGCTCGACGATCCCCAGCTTCACCATCTGGTGATATGCCTGATTAGCCGTCAGGCGGATACCATACTGTTTCAGCAGTGCACTCAGCGACAGCGTGGGGCGACTTGAGCCATCAGGCGCGTCAGCAGGAGCATCAATGGCATAGCGCGGTGCCAGATTCGGTAAGCCAACAGCCTCCTGGAGTTTCTGACAGGCACCAAGCACAGATGAGTTAGACAGGTTTAACTCCCGGCGCATAAAGTCCAGCAGAATCACACCAGCCTGCATCTTGTCAGCAGCCTGCCCGGATAATTTTTCCGGTGCGCTGGTTACCATATCGAAAGTACGGATCACCTTCAGATGGAATGACGGACTGATCCACATTGCATAGGCATACACCAGTTCTTTGCAGACATACGTCCCCTGGTTATTTCCGCCACGAATAACGTTAACTGGCTCTATATTGACCGAGTTGCAAATCTGCAACTCGCTTATTAAACGTTCAGTTTGCTCATTGCGGAGCCAGAATGCAGGCTTATGCTTATCCAGAGAACCGGCAGCCCTGTGTAGATCGTTCAGGCTGTAACGCCCATAAGCATCACAACGAACTTCAATACCATCAATAACCATCAGATTATTCATACTTCGTTTCTCCTCTTAATCAGGCGGCTGCACCCGCCGGTTTCTCATACTTACTGATAGTGATCTCGACCTTCCCTTTCGGGATAACCGGTCCCCACTCCACCAGCATTCTTTTCACCTGTCTGTCGTCTTCCCACACACCCGCGTGGGTCAGGGCGTCAAACAGCGCCTTGTTATAGTTGTCCAGATCGCGGATCCGGTTATCCGGAGGAAACAACACGATCTCCACTGAAGCAGGTGCCGACGTTGGTTTTGGTAGACGATGTAACTGCTCAACTATTGCTGCGCACGCCGCGCTCTGAAATTTTCGCCCCGCCGCGCTTATCAGGCTCTTACCTGCAAATGCCCCTTTGTTGGGGTGTCGCCAGTACGTGTTCACGCTGGGCGGGAAAGGCAGGATCAGCTTCATACTTTCAGGCCTCTCTCATGTAACCAGTGAGTTGCACGCAGCCTTGCGTTTTCCTCATCGGCAAGCAGTGAGCGGATAATCCCGACCGCCTCGCTGTCGTCGTCCTTCACCGCGGTATGAAGCGTGATCCCCCGGGCCACACCACGCTTTATCGTGATGACGCCTTTTTTCTCCAGTGCGCGAAGATGCTCCACCGCTGCATTCACCGAACGGTATCCCAGCATGGTTGCCACCTCCTGATTGGTTGGCGGGAAGCCACGTTCTTTCTGATAAGAAATCAGCATATCCAGCACCTGCTGCTGGCATTGAGTTAACGTCGTCATGCCGCCATCTCCCTGACCAGTTTTTCCGCCTGCTGGCGAACCTGCGCCAGAAACACCTCACCACATGCCTCAAGTTCATCGCGCCCGATGTAGCTGATTGCCGGTCCCTTCCAGGTCTTGTCGAAAACAGCAATAGCACCAGCGAAGAAAGCTCCTGTCGGCACCTGCTTCTCATCCTTCGGGATAAACCAGGCAGGCAGTTCAAAACCAATACGCCCGCGAATAAAAGCAATATGATCTGCATCTTCCGGCCACCACACTTCGCTGGTGGCAGCTTTGATCAGGAAAACATAGCGCCCGCCTTTATCACGCATGGCACTGGCATGCTTCATGATGTAACGCATGCCGGTGATGTATTGCCCCTCATGCTGACTGGCGCGGCTGTATGGGGGATTACCAAAGGCAGCACCTTTAAGCTCCGCAAGACGTTCTGACCAGTCATGCGCCAGCGCGTTGTCTTCCGCCGTGTAATACGCGGCACATTTGGCGTTATCACCGTCAGTGAACAGATCCAGAACAAACGGACCAAACAGGGTGTTAATTCCCCAGAAAATATTATCCGGCGTGCGCCACTGATCGCCCACGTCCTTCAGTTCATGGGCTGGTTTGTTCCGCAGTTCCACCAGCGCCCGGCAATATTTATTACTCATTAAGCCCCCACGTAATTCCCTGACAGATACCACTCTTCACCCGATGCAGCGCGCTTGCTGCTTTTCCGTAAGCACCGCTCACGACGTGCCAGAAAATTGTTTCGTTCTGGCTGGGAGTGGCTTTCACGGAATGCCGCCATCCACACGGTTGCAGCACGACGGTATAAGCCTCTTGACTCCAGTTCTTCAGCCTGGCGGGTCAGGCACAAAATCACCCGGGGATCGTTAGTGCCGACATAGAAATTGCGCACAGGTCTGGTTTCACGAACTGGTTGTGGTTCCGGCTCCTGCGCTCTCTCAGTCAGGCGCGGGAAATGTCTGCGTGTATCCCCTTCACAACGGTGAGCCACACGCCCACTCTGACGTAACTTGCTTGCTGACTGCAGTACGCGCTGCCGTGAGTAACCTGCAAAAGCATCCGCAATGTCTCCGGAAGTACAGCCCGGATGGGCTTCAATGAATTTCTGAACGTCATTCAAAAGACTCATGATCACCCCCTGAATCCTGCCGGGATCTGGCTGTAGTCCACGTTGTCGTAACTGGCTTTGAAGTACGGGTCTTCACGTTTTTCTGTGTGCGTGCTGACGGACGGCGATAAGCGCAGGGAAAGCTCATCCCATTTTTCCCGCAACTTCGACGGGCTGAGCACGTTACGGCACCAGAACGGATCGCGGCTGACGCGGCTGTACATCTCGCAGATTTGTTTGTGAGTACGACCATCCTGCACACACATCAGGCGAATTTCGTTTGCCCATGCTGTCCAGTTCGGTTCTTTGGGACGAACCACCTCGCCGTCACATTCGGCGGCCTGCTCGTACAGGGCAATGATTTTTTTCCAGAGCCACTGTGCGCAGGTCAAATCATCCTGCGTTCCCCACTGGCGCTTTTTAGGGCTGAATACAACCGCATCAGGATGGCGAGTTAAAAAATCCTGTTCAGCCGTCTGCGTGTCCGGTTGCGAAGCGTCCGGACGAGAAGGTTTTTTATCTGACGGATCATGTTTTGATTTTACTGACGGATCCCCGCCAGATTCTGACGGGTGAAAACCCGCTTTTTTGCCAGATTTCGACGCATCAAATTTTGACGGGTCAGATTTTGATGCGTCAGATTTTGACGGGTCAGAATCTGACAGTTGAGAAAATGCCGCTTCCTGAAGCTTCGCAACGTTAAGCTGATAAACATTCGACGCATTGCGGTTACCCTGGCGACGCGCCTTACGCGTTAACCAGCCTTCTGCTTCCAGCCGTGCGATAGCCGTTCTGACGGTACTCATCCCCGCGCCAATCTGACGGGCAATAGTTTCAATTGATGGCCAGCACACACCTTCGTCATTACTGAAATCAGCCAGGCGGGCCATAATTGCCACGCTGGATAATTTCATGCCTGACGCAGCGCAACCATCCCATACATAGCCGGTTAATTTAGTGCTCATGACCGACCTCTATTTCCCTGAATTTACGACGAAACTGTTCGAGCGGGCTAAAGCACTCATGCTCATAGCCTTCACGGAGGTAGATAACCCGTTGTGTTTCCGGCTCCCAACGAATGACTCTGACGGGCACTCCGTAGTGATCTTTGAACCAGCGGTTAACTTGTCGCAAAGGACTGTCTCCTTCTGCCGGTTGAAATCCCCCACAGCCCACTCAGCAAAGCTGTGGGTTACAATTTCCCTGTCACCTGGTACATTTACTGCATAGCAATACTCCACCTTCGCTTTTCCACCCGGTACAGGAAGCGCAATCAGTTGCGAGCGACGGTAGTGTGTTGTTAAACTGTTCATGCGTTAGTTTCTCCACAACCAGAAGCAATCGACGCCACGACGCCCGGAGCTGCACACTCGCGGGCGTCATTACTTTCTGAAACGCAAAAAATTTTGTAGACAAGTGCTGCATGCTCCTGCAGCTTCGAAATTGAGAGGTACAGCTCGTCGTTAATTGCTGTCTTCTCATGCGGTTCCACTACACCGTCTTCGATTGCCGAACGAATCTGTTTTGAATAACTGCCGATCTGTTCAATGACTTCCAGTAAACGCTGGTTAATATCGGCATTGTCCACATCCTCGACGTCAGGAAGAGACACAAAGACGCCATTTGCAGACTGCGCCACAGCGTCAGCAATGAAGTGAGTGCCACCAGCACGTTGTAAAATCATTGCCCATCCCAGCGGGAAAATCTGATCGCCATCGGCACGAAGGCGGTTAAATAATGCGTTCTCTGTTACATCCAGCCACTCAGCAGCTTCAGCGTAACCCCCCGGCAACGCCGCGATAGTTTTTCTGACAGCTTTCACGTACCACTCAGGCTGTTTTTCCACTTTCCAGTGATGATTACCCACGGCTTACCTCCTGTTCCTGTGGTTTAAACCCATTCTGGTTTTGGCTAGATTGAAAACGTGCCGGATAAAGAATCTGCATTTCGCTGATTTCACCCTTAAAAAAATTGGCCAGACGTTCTGCAAGATCGATAGATGGAATTTGTTCCAGTCTTTCAATACGACTCAGCGTCGCTGGATTGACCTGAACGCCAGCAGCAACATGCTGCAAAGTAAATCCGTGCGCCTTACGCACATTCCGTAATGGTGATTGCATATGACCTCCACATATTGCGTGATGAGCATATTATTTCACGCAAATATTTTGCGCAAGTTGATTTGCTTAACGCGCAATAAAGAAATGTAATAAACGCATGAACATAGGAAACCGAGTCAGACAACTTCGCCAGGCGAAGAACATGAAAATCGCCGATCTCGCTGAAGCAATAGGAGTGGATGCGGCGAATATCTCACGCCTGGAAACAGGTAAGCAGAAACAATTCACTGAACAAGCCCTGAGTAATATTGCCAGGAGCTTAGGTGTTGATATTGCTGATCTCTTTACCTCAGACTTCAAAAGTAATACTGTATGTAAAAACAGTATTAGTGAGGATGTTGCGCAGGTGAAGGATGTATTCCGTATTGAAATGCTGGATGTCAGTGCCAGTGCGGGAAATGGCCTTATCCAGGGCGGTGATGTCATTGATGTGATTCATGCCATTGAATACAGAACTGATAATGCTGTATCGATGTTTGGCGGACGGCCAGCCAATCACATTAAAGTTATCAACGTTCGTGGGGACAGTATGTGTCCAACCATTGAGCCAGGAGATCTCATCTTCGTTGATGTCAGTATCAATCAGTTTGATGGAGATGGTATCTATGTATTTGGTTTTGATGATAAAATTTATGTCAAACGACTGCAAATGATACCTGACAAACTACTGGTGATTTCTGATAACCAGATTTACCGTGAATGGGGAATTACCAGCGAAAATGAACACCGGTTTATGGTCTTTGGAAAGGTCTTAATCAGCCAGTCACAAACCCTTAAGCGACACAATTAACCCTTACCTCCTCATCAATTAGCCACCCAAAGGTGGCTTTTCATTACCCTTTAAATTGCATATCTCGCAACAAAAACACTTGCATAATGCGCAACTTCATTTTATCTTTCTTTCCAGACAAACAAACAAGGTACTAACAAAATTTGGTTGTAACACGGCGTATGGCACATGCGTCGTTAGCGGTCTGGGGACGTTAAAGGGGACAATCCACTCCTTGCTCGGGCAAACAAACCAGGTAGCCGGAATGTGCAAGTCAATGATGATGCTGATAAGACGCCTAACCAGCGTGGCGATTCGGTTTGACGCCTGGGAAGAGACCAGGGTGCAACGATGAGGGCATTTATGGAGCCGCGACAAAGTGTGGTGCTGTAACTGGCTAAGTGCTCTCAGCGTTGTGGTAATCCGCGAAATGGCGCGGCGGTAAGTATGGCGGGGTTACTCTTTCCCCGTTGAGGACACCGGATTGTCAGGTTGACCATACGCCTGAGTGACAAGCCCACCACAACAGCCACTGCTTTGGCGGTACCAGTTTGTACACTTGCTTCCGGCTGGTACCGCTCTTTTTACAAAACAGAGAAGAGCATCACCGGACGACGGGCTCATAACCCAATCCATCCGGGCGGCTGCCACCGCAGGTGTTCTTCTCTGTTTTGTGGAGAAACTAACCGACCTTGCAGGGTCGATATGATGAGGAGCAGCAAAATGGCTAGCGAACGCAGTACTGATGTGCAGGCATTTATCGGGGAGCTGGACGGCGGCGTATTTGAAACCAAAATCGGCGCAGTTCTCAGTGAAGTCGCTTCCGGTGTGATGAACACGAAAACCAAAGGTAAGGTCTCGCTCAACCTGGAAATCGAACCATTTGATGAGAACCGTGTGAAAATCAAACACAAACTCTCATATGTTCGCCCGACTAACCGCGGGAAAATTTCCGAAGAAGACACCACCGAAACACCGATGTATGTCAATCGCGGTGGTCGCCTGACTATTCTGCAGGAAGACCAGGGACAATTACTGACTCTTGCCGGTGAACCTGACGGAAAACTACGCGCAGCAGGTCATTAATATCGTTCTTAATTAACTGATTATTTATCTCATCACTGAATATCTTTATATAGTGAGGACTTATTATGTCTCAGAACTTAGACGCAACCGCAATTAATCAAATCCATGCCCTTATTTCTGCTCAGGGTGTTAATGAAATTATCAGTAAGATTGGTGCCGATGCTGTGGCATTGCCTGAGAATTTCCGCATTCATGATCTGGAAAAATTTAATTTAAATCGCTTCCGTTTCCGTGGTGCACTTTCCACTGCCAGCATCGATGACTTTACCCGTTATTCTAAAGATCTTGCAGATGAAGGCACCCGCTGCTTTATCGATGCCGATAATATGCGTGCCGTCAGTGTGCTTAACCTGGGTACTATTGATGAACCAGGTCACGCAGATAACACCGCCACTCTCAAACTGAAAAAGACAGCACCGTTCTCTGCTCTGTTGTCTGTTAATGGCGAGCGTAACTCCCAAAAGTCACTGGCAGAATGGATTGAAGACTGGGCCGACTACCTTGTGGGCTTTGATGCTAATGGTGACGCCATTCAGGCAACCAAAGCGGCTGCGGCGATCCGTAAAATCACAATTGAAGCGAACCAGACCGCTGATTTTGAAGACAATGACTTCAGCGGCAAACGCTCCCTGATGGAGTCTGTCGAAGCGAAGACCAAAGACATTATGCCAGTGGCATTTGAATTTAAATGCGTTCCGTTTGAAGGCCTGAAAGAACGTCCGTTTAAATTACGCCTCAGCATTATCACTGGCGATCGTCCTGTACTGGTTCTGCGCATTATTCAGCTGGAAGCGGTGCAGGAAGAAATGGCTAACGAATTTCGTGATCTGCTTGTTGAGAAATTTAAAGACAGCAAAGTAGAAACCTTTATTGGTACTTTCACCGCCTGATTTCATTACTGCAAATGCCCCTGCGGGGGCATTTATGGAAACATAATTTACTCAATAATCGCCGGGTGGTGAGGGCTTCCTTTTACCAGAATTCAGCGCGGTGCAGCGCATATACATGGAGAACAAAATGTCATTTATTAAAACTTTTTCTGGGAAGTATTTTTATTATGACAAGATAAATAAAGACGACATCGTGATTAACGATATCGCGGTTTCCCTTTCAAATATCTGTCGCTTTGCAGGACATCTTTCACACTTCTACAGCGTCGCCCAACATGCGGTGCTTTGCAGCCAGCTGGTACCGCAGGAATTTGCTTTTGAAGCGTTAATGCATGATGCAACAGAAGCGTATTGTCAGGACATCCCCGCTCCACTGAAACGCCTTCTTCCTGACTATAAACAGATGGAAGAAAAAATAGACGCCGTAATCCGTGAGAAATACGGGTTACCCCCGGTTATGAGTACGCCCGTGAAATATGCCGATCTCATCATGCTGGCAACCGAACGCCGCGATCTCGGGCTTGATGATGGCTCTTTCTGGCCTGTACTGGAAGGCATCCCGGCAACAGAGATGTTCAGCGTGATTCCACTGGCACCGGGCCATGCCTACGGGATGTTTATGGAACGCTTTAACGAATTATCGGAGTTACGCAAATGCGCATGAGTCTTTCAACCGAACAATCACTGGAGGGGCAGCAATGAACAACTTAATGACAACAAAACAAGTCGCCGAATTCTGTGGCGTTTCAATATCGACGGTGCTTCGCTGGAACAGCGTAAACAGGAGGACTGGCCAGAAATACAGACCAGATTTTCCAGATCCTGATATTAAATCCTGCCCAAATAAATGGGCATCACGCAAGATATACAGGTTTGCTGGAGTTATTGAGTAATGGGTATTATCTCACATATGAGCTAATACCCATCTATGACACAGAGCCAAATCTAATGGACTACCCATCCTGTGTCAGGGGCTGACTTTTAATGCCATAATTCACCGCCAGACAAAAACTGTATTGCATTGCACGAGAGGCGCAGCCTTGTCAGTTCGAGTGTTTTTACCTTGTTAGCCTCCACAACTCGCACGCCCCGACACTCGTCACTTTCACACGCAGCGCCTTCGAGAATATTCATTTAATCGCTGATAACGAACATCTTGCTCCAGTTGTGGAGCAGCTTGAACAATTTGAAGCAAGCATTGCCCCAACTCTCGAGGCCCCCACTGTTGGTCGGCAATCACAGAACTCAGCAAGGATAGAGCGTCCGCAGGATATCGACTGCAAATATCCGATTTGAGCAAAAGGCGAACGTCGTAGCTCGGGTGTTCGAGCGGTTGCAGCCAGTCCCGCACCACAGCCAAAGCAGCCGGAAATTCACCTCGGGCAGCAATCACCATACGAGTCAACGATTCGGATATGCGCGGGGTGGCCAAGTTACGGGACTTTGGCCAGACCTGTTGCCAGAATGGCTGGACACGATTTTTCCAATAGTCCTCGCGCTGATCGCCCGCACCTTCAAGTGCCTGGTATAACGCCTGCGCGGCCCCCTCCAGACCTTCTTGTGGAAGAGCACTAATTGCCGTTCTGAACTCCTCCACGGTATATCCATCAGTAGGGCCCAATGCTGCATAAGTCAGGAAAGTAGCGAATTGCTGCCGGTGCTCGCCAAGATCAGAATAGTGATTGGCGCTCTCCAAAAAATCTGACTTGAAAGCTATCAGCAACGGTTCATACAGGCGTGGCGACCAGAGGAAGCCTTCCCACACAGCTTTTGCTTCGATGGGATTACTCCAAGCAAACAAGGGCAATAGGTACTGTTCGGTCCAAGGTCGATCTACACGAAAAAATGCGATCAGCCGCGACCCCAGCAACACCCGACCATGGCGGAATTGCTCTATCTGTACATTACACAATTTGGTGAAAAGTGGTTTCAATTCAGCAGTAAGCAAATCATTGTCATTCGGGTTCTGTTTGAACCATAGGGTGATCAGTGATTGCGTGACATGCCCAATTGGATGATTGATCGCTGTAGAAACAGGATTATAGGTCTCAATTCCGTTTCGAATAGTGCTAGACTCTGGGCTTGTTTCTATCATCAGAAGCCGACTACAAAGGGCCAGTAGAATCTTCTCGTGGCAGAGGATGGACTTCGAAGCCTCCTCCATCCACCAAGTGACAGCGTGTGAAATCTCCTGAAGTACTGCGTCAGGCATGTCAAGCACCAACGGTGCGGCGTACCGCCACGAACGCAAAATCATCCCTGGTTCAGCCCAAGTCTGCAGAGCTTCACGCCACCGACCAATAGGCCACACATCATCTTGTGATAGTTTACGTAACGCATACAGACTGTGAAAAAAGCGCGTACGGCAAACATCACTCCAAGTGTCTTCATAGAAAGGCAGTCTTTCTGGCATAGGCTCTGCGAGCCATTGTACTAGTTCCTGCCACTTACGGGGCGCAATGTCGACATCTAGACTCTCCTCGAAGTCTGGATCACCGGTTCCGCTCATCCAGTGAGAGAATTCATCACGCTCGTTGGTAGCCAGTTGCCATTTTGGGTATGCTGTGGATATTTCCGTCAAACGTGTAGCCGCAGACTCTCCCAAAACGAGGCCCGCTCCCCTGAGCTTCGCTAGACACAACCAGACGGAATGAGCCACCAAATAATGCCACCTGTCTGCTTCCAAATTATCTTGGTACATCTCGCGCGGAGGCCCCGCCAAGATAGCAGTTTCCAGACGCTCTTGTGCAATTCCTGTCAGATGTCGCCCCTGCAAAACAAACAGTCTGAATACCTCTCGCCCAGTATCCGTGGCCCACAACCACCATGAACCGTCCTCCAACAACCAATTAACCCACCGCTCAGGTGGTATACAGTTGTCTTGGCTTGCGGCAAACAGGGCCAGACGTTTGAAGGTGGGATATGGCAACTCAAACCAATTCTGAGCAATGCGCATAGCCCGATCGCTGTCTTTGGCTCGAACGGCTAACCATGAATCTCGAAGTAATTCAATCAGGCTCACCCAATCGCGGAACCCCCGGTTCTGCCTGTGCGGAGTGATGGACGGCAAATCCCAATGCGAGCGGTCGTGACGATCGTCGGCCTCTCCCAACTCCCGCAACAAGTCCAGTGCATCACGCAACAACTGCTGAAAATCTTCCAACAGGTATGGCAAGGACGATTTCCATGAATCGTCAGCAAGGTCGAACAGGGTTGAATGTACGTAATCAGCAGTCAGCACCAGCTCCCAGTCCACCAATTGCTTGATTCGCAAGGGCTCATCAGTGCTGCTCGAATCGTCTTCACGATAGCGAAACGGCCGCCTCAACATCACCTTGGGAGAAAGTAACTCACGTAACTCCAAGCGCAATGTAGTCGTCAAGCCTTCATTCTTTAAGCGGTTTTGCCAACGATACAGATCTGGGTTCTGCAATGGCGATTTCACACGACCACTAAGCAGAAGCCGCCATAAAGTAAACATTGGTGGACTAGGAATAGCCTTGGGGGAATGCAAGAGAATTTCATCCAACTCAGAAGTCTTGCGCTCCCGCACCAGTGCTGCTAAGCGATCTAGTTCGCTCTCAATCAGAAGCATCCAACGGTCGTGTATCTGTCCGCCGCGTTCAGCAATCCATATGATCAACCTAGGGTCGCCCAGATAACGAACTAGCCAACGGGCTATATGGGACATTACGTCATCCCATTTGCTAACACTGACACATCCAGAAGCCAGCGACATCTGCGGGGCTAGCTCATAGGGCGCAGGACGCTGAACCAGACTGAATCGGAGTTTCGGGTCAATTTCGGCATGCGGAGATACACAAAAGCGTGGCAGATCGCTGTATTGAAATCGTTCGTCCGAGAAAGCTTTCAATAACCAATCCAGCGGCGGTGCAGGATTGAGTTCCGCAAAACATTTTGCTGGTAAACCTGACTTATCTGATAATGCCCACATCATCCGACCAACGAAATCGTCCTGTCGTGTGCTATCCTGCGGGCGGGCCAGAGCATGTTTGACGACAATGGCTTCTTTGCCCTGTATACCATCGCGATAAATATCTGCCCAAGCGCACAATGTATGGTGCATCGCTGAATGATCATTGGTGTCCGCCGGTACGGTGTAAAGGATGGGTGTGACCCCCTTGGCCTCCCACTCAATAGATTTCCGGTGCTCCTGCCCCGGCTTACATTCTCCTAGTGCCCATACTTGCGGCGTGACTTCACCGAGCCTCCGATCTGCTGCCAGTGCGTCCATCATATAGCGTAGCACCGGGTCGTTGATGCTGTAGCCCACGAAGCAGACCACGTAGTTACGGAACAAGTCACTTACAAAACGGGCAGCCCAGCGTTCCGTGAGATAGGCTAAGCCAAAGTCGCCACTAGTGACAACCAGACGATTCAGAGCAGTATCGTCTGTCTTTTCCGGTAACAACCCATGCAGGTAGACTATTCCGTCCCAGCGACTGTTTTTTGGAATTGGCAACATCGGCGCTACATAAGCCTGAAACGCTTGAGTCGTGCGTTTAGCTGCCACATGAAATAAGCGGTCAAAGTTGGTAGTAACTAACCGAAGGGCACCATCGCGGCTACGCGCCAAACGCAACAGCGCCGTCTGAGTATCAGTTGCGCCCCTATTGTGAAGTTTTGGCTTAAGGGCTTGTTCCAGCGCGCGACGGACGGCTATACGCTGTCCCGGTAAGCGCCGTTCCAACAAATCCAATGTGGCGTCGAACTGACCGCGATTGAAGGCCTCACGCTCAATTTCTGAAAGTGTTGTTCCGTTCAACTGGTAAATCCGCTCTACCAATCCCTCAAAACCTGGCAAATCAGCAGGGTAGGAAATGCCTGCCCCGCAGAAGAACACCACGCGGCCTTCCTCGTGCGCCTGCAAAAGTTCATCCGGAATATCAGGGCCGTTGGTGATAAATTGCATTCCTTTACCTCCTATCCAATGTGTATGTTCATTCGAGCAAATTAGGGGACAATGGGGCTATAGATGATTAGACCGACTATGCAAACACTGCTTCCTTGCAAGCTACCCTGATCTAGCCAAATCACAATGTCCGCTCTCCTATCAAAGCGAACGGCTAGATTTGATTGTATTATGGCTACTCAAGGCTCAGTTAGAGTCTGAGCAAGTAATTATCGATTCAATCCTCTCCCACCATGCCAGGTAAGCTTTACGCTGTTCTTCTAGATAATCGCTCTTATCATAAACTTGCCATACCCCCGGCAGTTTATGACCGAGCATTATTTCTGCAATATGAGGCGCAGTAAGATCAGAAAAGTTTGTTCGTGCTGTGCGCCTCAAATCATGAAGAGACCAATGAGGGAATTGATACCCCAAACGCCGCCATGCGTACTGCATTAAATTGTAAGGCAGCGACTGCAATGATGTCCGACCAACGGGTTCCCTGCTTCCTTCCTTAGTAAAAAGCATATCGGAACCATTGTTCATAGAGATAGCGTACTTTATAAGCTCTTCAACCGGTTCAATAATGGGCCGCTTTAGCGGTTCGCCTGTTATCTCCCCAGTCTTATGTCGTTCTGGTGGTACAGTCCATACTTTATTAATGAAATCAAAATCGTCCACCCGGGCGGTAATTAGCTCTGAACTACGGCAACCAAAATGCAGCAATAGTTTAATGAAGGCCCGGTATTTAGGAACCATTCGAGAACCATCGATCGCAGCATAAAGGATTTTAATTTCATCATGTGTCAGAAACCGTTTCTTCTGACCTTTACGGATATCCATATCTTTACCCGTGATATCCGACAGCGGGCGAGTTTCAATGAGCTTTCTCTTATACGCCCAGACATGGGCCTGCTTTGCGTTAATTAGCAATCGGTCTGCTATTGCTGGAGTCTTAGTGCTAAGAGGCTCCAGGACTTCTAACCAATCATGCAATGTAGCTGCATCGTGAGGGATATTCCCGATTTTAGAAAACAGGTGCAGCTCAAACGAGCGGAGTATCTGTTCAGAACCTTTTTTATTTTTTACACAATATGCTTCATACCAGGCACGGATCACAGACTCTACCGTCATGGCTTCAGTAGCTTTTCGTTTTTCAGCCTGCTTGACCAATCGTGGATTACGGTTTGACTCGAGTTCACCACGAAGACGGATAACTTCTTCTCTGGCCTCTTTTAATCCAGTTGCCGGGTAAGTCCCGATATCAAGACGCTCACCTTTCCCTGCCCATTGATAACGATATTGGAACACTACGCGACCTTTCGGTGATACTCTGACAGACAGACCATCACGATCGGATTTAACCAAAACCTTATCACGTTCCTTTCCAACGACTGAACGCAACCACGCATCAGACAGCGCCATTACTCACCTTGTACAAATCGCAAAACACCTCTGCTGCTTTGTACATTATGTACAAGCATATGTACAGATTTTTGATGAAAGCAACCTGATCGATTTAAAGTTACATGAAAGAATTTTCAATTAAAGAAGTCACATAAGTAAATGTATTCAAATGATTTATATAGCTCAACATCAATTAACTGAAAGGATTTTGAAGGAGTAAAAGAGCTTTAATTTGGGCTTAATTATTGGGGTGAGAAATAATGGCAAAAGTGCGGCGCTTCGCCACCTCTTGCAAATAAGGAGACAACGTCATAATTCTTTCTTCTTGAGTAAGCGGCATCGCGCCGCGCTTGTTGAAAACGAAAAATTGCGGCTATTTTACCCATCAACGGGGGGGAGGCAA